GGTGGCGTTGCCGGCGGAGAATGGGGTCCGCAAGTAGACTGTTTCGATGACTCCCCTGTGTGGTTGGTGTACGCGCACAACGTCAAACACTTCAAAGAGCACATACAAGAGGGTGGGTTCGTCCATAGCATCGACCTCGAAAGTCATATCCAGCGCGTGAGCGGCGTTAGCGTACAGCAAGTTCTGACCCAGGTCAGTGAGGGATCCCATAGACATGAAGTTGGAGGAGAACGGGATGCGCCAGAGGGTTCTGTCACAGAGGAACTTTCTCTGCGTGAGCGTGGGGGCGGCATTAGCTCCAATGAGGGGATATGGCCAGTTGGCTGGGTATGGGTGACCTTCCCTGGGCAGGGCAGCGCTGCCAAAACCAGTGAAGCCTGAGTTGTTATGTTGGTGAGTAAGGGGCACGTCCTGATACGCCGCGTAATTGGCGATGTCGACAACTTGTCTGCTCATAGGCTCAAAGTTTCTCAGGAATGAGTAGGTCCTGTCTTTGTAAGAGTCTGGCAGATGATACCCTTGGTAGCCAATGTTGTAGTTAGCCAGCATTTGTACTAGGAACCAGTCTTTTGTCATGTTGCTTTGAGCCACGTTGTAGCCTTCCCCGTCTACCATCCGCTTAATCTCAAACTCATTAGGAGTCAATAGCCGGTCGTTGCCGGGCCACTGTACAGAAGAATCAAACTGGATAGACACCCTTCTAAAGGTGTGATTGAGATAAAAGGTGCCATCTAAGTACGGAATAGTGCCAGAGTAAGTGAAGTAAGGATCAAACGGAGACCCGAGAGCAGGAGTTTCTTTTTGCTTGATTCTAGTAAAACTCCAGCCTCTGAATGCTGCCCAATTTCTGGACGGAATAGAAATTGGCAGGTTTGTGGCGTTAGCGGGGATGGGGTAAAGCATGTTGGCAGAAGACAGGTATTCAATGAAGGACTGGTCGTTTGTATCATTTCGCAACATGGCTTCCAAAGTAGAGGCTGTGTTGTGTGCCATGGGGAAGAAACTGGCATACAGGTTGACGCTGTCAATGGTAATGGAAGCACCATCCACTCTAAGATCATTCCCCAGAGTGCTTTGAAGCACCATGTTAACATCTTTCCTGAAAGACCATTCATAAGTGTAGGTGCCTGGGAGCAAGAGCAGGTTCTTGATGGCAAAGAACTTTTGTGGCACTTGAATGTGGAACTGGCAGTATCGCCCGTTGCCCAAGAGCTGAGACCGGTAACGCAGCCCCGCGTTTCTGTGGTGGTTAAATGGGTTAATGTTATCCATCACATCTAGCGACCAGCGTGCCCCTATGTTCACAAAAGTGTCCACAAGCCCTCCCGCTGGGATGCGACCGTTCATGTAAGCATAGGTGTTTTGGTTCTGTGGAAGCGTCACGTTCGGTGGTGTGAATTTGAGGGCATCTGGGAGGTATAGAGCCACGTTGGAGTACAGGAACCCTCGCCAAAGGTTAGCATTCAGGTTTATCTCCATACACTCCAAATTTCCCTTGTTTATGTAGTTATTATCCTCAGTTCCCGGGGCTTTAGCCCATGCATTTTGTTGGCGAGTGACTCTGACAGATGGCGATCCTGGAAAAATGCCGCTAATTGGGAAGCAGTAGTTAGGCATTTCGTCCTCGACCCCGTGATTTTCAATGATTCGGACGTCTGGGTCATAACTGTCCACAGCTTGATTCCAAATACTGAAATACCTGCTTCTGTCATACAAGCTATCAAGCATGAGTTGATAAGACAGTTCTGTGTTTCTGTCTTGCAAGTCAACCACAGCATTTAGTTGTGAAGCCTGTCCAGCCAGTACACCTAAGTTACCGTTACTGTTATAGTACATTAAGCCAATAAAGTTGTCGCGGAAACCGATATAATTAGGGCGGTTTGGTCCTGCCTGCTGAGCAACGGCTGCGATCTTTCCTGCTTGATCTTGAGGCACTTTGTAGACTAAGTGTGAATCAGGAGCGGTTAGATTAACATCTTCCATAATAAAAGCTGTGTCTGGATCTCCCGCTTGGTTTCCTAATTTAAAGTTCACCGTAAGTTTGTTGCCTGTGGCCTGTCCTCCGTCTTTGTTTGTTGGGTTGGCATAAGAGCCGTAGCATGGAAGCGGGTCAGTGTTTGTGTTTAAAATTCTACCAGTTGCTTCATTTATCGGATTAATGGTCCCAGACAGCCAACTTTCTTCTCCGAGCTGCGGTTCTGGTTGGTATGTGTTATCGATAGGCTCTCCATCTATTTCAATCTCGCCAGTATTTGCTACAATTTCCGCAACAAACGGCGCCTGAGCTATGGCCTGAGCGTTGTTATTGGCAGCGGCTGTGAAGAAGGTGTTGTTGACGGAAGCCTTTGGCGCCAAGGGGTTGTATGCCGTGCCGCTGTAGGGCTTGAAGCTGGGGCCGCGGTCCAGGGTGCCGCGGATGTCAAAGTACGTGCTCGCCATGTCTAGCACTCGGTTGTCCCCCACGGCCAGCTGAAAGCGGGTTTTGTAACTGTACTGGGTGTCTTCGCGGTCCACTGGCACGAACCGCAGCTGCAGCCGCTGCGACCGCTCCGTGGTCACGTCGTGCGTAGGCGCCACGGTTGGGTTCCTAAACTTGTTGCCCAACTTAAAGTAGGTCTCGGTCGCCTGGGCAAACTGCACGAGGCCGGGCGACAGATACTCGGAAGCATCCTGGCCCGCGATGTGCATGTACGACCACTGGGGCATCATCGAAGGCGTCGCCAT